ATACGAACTTGCTCTTTGTATTCGTTAATCAAATCTAGGTTATCAGACATCTATTTTTTTTTAAAAGTAGAAACACCTTTAATACCAAGTATTGTACTGAAAGCTCCTACGACTAGAGCCTGATAGAACATCGGTAAGTTTGCAAACTTGTCAAAGAATATATCTATTTTTGCTTGTATATCTGGGTCATCACTAAATACTGACCAAGCCAAAAGCAAGAGTGGGATGCTGATTAACACAAGACAGAATTCGTCTTTCCAGTCCCCTTTATGTGAATCTATAACAGCTTTTTTAAATTCGACTTCACCATTTGCCATGCGTTCAGCTAACTTTAATTCTGCTACAGACTCTAATTCTTTTGTCTTTCTTCTGTTTGCAGCTATAGACATACCAGTCTTAATCATACCTGGAACTAGCTTAGCAGCTATATTAAACCACATAATAATCTCCTATACTTCTTTTGCTGATTGCATTTTTTTAGCAAGTTTATTTGCTCTATTAGGAGTCTGCTTTGCCCACAAACTATCAAGCATTTGGAAACTAGCTTCACCATACTGCTCAGTATCTAAAGCTTTCCACATATTTTTAAACTTACTAACTCCACCCTCACCGATTTGGTAAACCATATTAATAATAACTTCTTTAGCTGTATTATTAATTGGTCTATCCCCTATCAATCTTTCTGCTGCACTTAATGTTGTTTGGAAATCTCTTTCAAATACAAGCTCACCCTCTTGTTTAGTATATTCAATACCATGTTCATAATCGTCATCAGGTGTAATCTTATGACCATAAAATATAGTGTCAAAACCCTCACTACATTTATAAATTTTATTTACATAACCCTCACAGGCTTTTATTTCTTCTTTGACTTCTTCGTACATATACAATCCTCACAAGTACATACATCACCATCCCAATGATGTAGGTGAAACTCTGCGTTGCAATGACAATTACAACTGCAACTCTTACATTTTTTTTTGTGTGTTCTTTTCTTTGGTTTAGGAAAATCAAATGTTAATACATCGTTAAGTTTTTCACTAAGGCTATCTAGCCAACCAAAAAATGCTATTAAAATTCTATCTATCATTCTACAATCAATTTCTTAATTGAGAATGAGCCATCAATATTTTTTTCTAATTCTGCTTTTGTTTTAATACATCTGTATTCAATATTATCAGATACTTGTCTTGTAGCTTCTCTTTTTCCAGATAAGCAAGTGCTTAAATTGGGTTGCAATCTTGCTTCTTTTATTTCGTTATTGACCAGTAAAAGTAAAGCTATAACCATTTGTTCCATTAATGACTCCCATTAGCTCTAACTTTATCTTTTAGATCCTCTAAATTTTCTTTTATTTTTTCAATGTCTTTCATTGCATAGTTTATATTGACATTGTTGTTTCTCATTGTTTCCATTTCTTTTTGAATATTTTCTACTTGTGATGCTATGTGTTCTAGCAACATAAATTGTTCTTGATCTACTGGTAACTGATTTGATTTTTTTAATAAATCAGCTTCAAATAATTCTCTACTTGTTTCTAGGCTACCTATACGATTTTCTAACTCAAAAAAACTAACAGTTGCTATTACTGCACCAGCTACAATAGCCATTAAATTTTTTGCTGGGAGTTGGATTCCAGTTTCAGAAGATAGCTTTAAATTTTTCATTAATAATTAGTTGGGTTGCCAAATATTGCTAACAACACAAACAGTATTATTAGAACACCTGTAAAATAGTAATTCATAATTAGCTCCCTAGTCATTAGAATGATCTACCATTAAAATTTTTATACCTAGTTTTTTTTGTTTGGCAGTAGGTGATCGCCAAATTTTTCTTCTGTAAGGTTTTACATTTTTTCTAAATGTGTTTGTTTTTATGTCTAGCAATTGGACTTTGCCAGTAGGTGAAACAGTAATTAAATCAAATGGACATTGTGGATCACAAGCTTTTGCTACCCACAACCCTTGCCTACTTAGATTTACAATCTCTTGGTACTCTGCAATTGTGCCTTTGATATTTGTACTTAGCTTAGTAGGTTTACTATTAGGCTTATCAAGGAGCTTAGACTTACTAGACCTACTGCCCATAGAAGTTTATAAACATTACTCACCTTGACATCCAAGTGAGCTAAATGATTATCCTTTATTACTGAAATCTTGTTGTGTATTAATTTGATCTCACCTTGTAATTTTATAATCTGTTCAGAATTTTTTTGTGATTGTGTAGCCATTTTAGTTATTCATTTCTTCATCTAATTGTGAATATCCAATTGTTATAGCTTTTACAAATGAAACAGCTTTTGCTTTATCTTTCCAATTAGCAGCAAGTTCTACCAAAGCATCAATACCTTTATCGCTAATCATGGCTCTTGCTATTTCTTCTGATGATTTAGTAAATGTTCTTTTTTGAAACCACTCACCAACCATACTTAAAACTGGCAAACCACCTTTAACACCAATAAATTGTGATATAGGATTATTTTTTAAATCTTGTATTAACTCTGTTCTTGCAGCAGTTTGTGATCCTACTTTTGCATAATAAGAACTAGCTTTTAAAACATTTGCAAAAGAATTTACTGATTTAACAATATCTGCTCTATTTACATTTTTATTATTATTCTTTGCTACTTGAAATAATATCTCAACAAAATTATCTTTTTGTCTTGGATTTTTCATAATTGAGTCATGAAATATCATGCCAATTTTTTTTCCCTTTTCCATGCCATCTATAGCTGCTTTGTTAAACATATTGCTAAAATATGTTGATGCTACATCATTCCATAAATTAGGAACTTTGCTTTTGTTTATAGATGCAGCTAATCTTTCTAATTCTTTTGCAGATAAAGTATCTGAGTTTAAATATTTATATAGTGTTGCAACTGTGTCTGTTTTAGTTGCAGTTTTTGCACTACTTAAATCTTTAAATAATTTAGTTACAGATCCATCGGTTAAAGGCTCTGCCCATTTTTTAGTAAATGTAATATATTTTTCTTGAGCTTTAGACCAATTTTTATTTGAATTTAAAATTTCTTTAACTGCTTCTGTAGCTTTTTTATACACATCTAAATCAACTTTAGATCCTATTGTTGTAGTTTTACCAGAAACATCAAATGTAGTATCTCTTAATGTTGTATATAAATTATGTAAAGCTTGACCATTCTTACTACTTTTAGCTAATTCTTTTATTTTATTAGATTGTTTTGTTAAAATTTTAGAAACTTCTGGTGAAGATTCTTTTGCAAGATTCATAAATGTAATAGATAAATTGTCTAGGCTTTGTGAATCGTAAGTAAAGTTTTTAATTTTTGTACCACCTGCTAATTTCCAAGCATCACCTCTTTGGTTTTGCAAAGCAACAGCAGCTTTTTTTAACTGCTTATACATTGTAGTTGTATCTTTTGCAGTTATAAAACCATTAGCTTTACCCCAGTTAAAAATATAATTTTTTAATTGAGCTGGTCTTGATTGCCAAAACTTATCAAAAACTGCATCACCAACCATAAGAGAAGTCATTGTACCCTCTACTGATTGTACAGCAGCACTACCAGTTGCTTCACCAGCTGTAAGTTTTAAACCATATTTTTTTGCATCTGCTTGTATTACTCTTGCTTTTCTAATAATTTCATCAGATGGTAAAGTGTATTTACCTAATACTGATGAGTTACCTCTACTTAATGCGTATAAATCTAAACCAATATTTAAAGGTACAGAAAGTCCATAAGCAAGTGCTTCATTACCAGTACCCATTGCAATACCCTCTTTGACTGCACCTGATGCAGCTCCTGTAGCTGATAATGTAGTTTTAGCTTTTGTACCTTTTGCAAATATTCCACCAGCAGCAAATTCTGCCATACTACCAACAACTTTTCCAGTATCAGTTTTAGGTTCGTAAGTTAAAAAATTATCTCTAATCGCTTTACCTGGTCTAAATTTATAGTCGTCTTTATTAGCAAGGTAAGTACCCTCAATATCTTTTACTTCTGTACTATCAAAACCAGCAGCAGTAGCTATTTTGTTAAAAACATAAGATGATCCTGCATCTAAAGCATCAACTAACATAAATGGTAAATCTATTACATAAGTTAAACCAGTTGCATATTTAGTTGCAGCAGAAGCAGTAACATCGCCAGTTTTTTGTATAAAATTTAATTCTTCGTTTTCAATTATTTGTTCTGTATCAGATGATGTTATGTTAGAAAGATTAACTTCATCTGTACTTGTTTCTTCTTCTTTGTTAGGATTAGTATTTAAGTAACCAAGTATATCTATATCTGCCATGTTATCCTTTTATTTTTTTTATTCTTCTTTAAAAAATTCTTCCCAATTGCCAACACCAAAAGTTTTATTCATTAAAAAATTCATTTGAGTATTATCATAACCTAAAGCCTTTAATTCGTTTGCATAATCTATAGCTTGTGAAGCTTCTGGTTTAATTTCATTAGCTTCTAAAAACTCTTTGTATTTACCAGTTGGTAATCCTTTATCATCCAATTCTTGTTTAAAGCCAGTTGCTAAAAACTTTTTATTTCTATCAATTATTTTTTGTGTTAATTGTTTTTGTAATTTTACTTTAGCCCTATAAATTGCTGGAGCATCATTAACATTAGGTACAGATTGTTCTAAGAAAGCAATCTCTTTTTCACCAGCAGCAACACCAGTAATTTCTTTTCTGTAAGCATTAAAGAATTGTTGGTTAGCAGCTTCCCATGATCCTTTTCTAACCATAAAAGATTCTAAATCCTCATTGCTTATTTCTATACCAAGTTTTTGAAATGATGCTGCAACAAAAGCCTTACCTTTACCTAAATATGTTAAAAACTCAGGCTCATACAAACCCTCCATATAATCTAGAGTTTCCATAATTTTCTCTGCACCCATGATTTCTTTACCAGCAGTTGTTTGATTAGATTTGTTAGTTAATCCATCTAAGCTTGAAGATTGAACTCCTATATTTGTTTTTGTAAATCCATCAGCTGCATAAGCTCTTGCTTTAACTAAATCAGATGGCAAAGATAAATCTAAAGTATAACTTTCTTTACCTTTGACAAAAGTTACAAAGTTAGGTTTTTGTGGTTTTTTAAATTCTTTGTTTTTAATATATTCTACTGGTGCAAAGTTAAACAAAGCCTTATCTTCTTCTGGAACTTGATCAGCATATAATTTTTTAAATTTTCTTTTTTCTTCTTCTTCTTCCATAGCTTTAAACATAGAAGCTGTTTTCATTCCTTGTTGTATCATAGGAATTGCTGCACTAGGATTTTGACCTGATAGTCCAGCAGTTAATAAACCAATACCACCTAAAACTTCTGGTGAGTATAATAAACCTTTAAATATTACTTGCTGACATATTAGCATCATAACCAAATTGATTTGCATTAGTTGTCATGTTTAATGTTTTAGCTAAATCAGCTTTAGCTTGATCATAGCTAGTCATAAAATTTTGAGAAATACCAAGATTGTTTGATCCTTGATTATTAAAATAAGTATTAACTTGTGAAAATGGATTTGAATTATTTACAATATTTTGTGAAGCCATATCTTGTGGATTATCAAAAAAAGTAGATGGATCATTTTCATCTCTATTATCTTCTGAATTGAATTGATCAAAATAATTCATTTCATTTTTAAGATAATTGTACTCATCAGAATTTACATTTGTAACCATATTAGGATTCCAATTTTTACCAGTACCTAATTCGTATTCTTTTATATCTGCTGTTGACATAAAATCATTTCGTCTATTTTTATTAAAATCTTCTGCAAGATTACCTAAAGCTCTAAATACACTACCAACTATACCACCACCTTTTACAAAATCTAAAATAGCATCACCTGTTTTAGCTAAGTCTGATCTTTGGTCAAAAGGTTGTCCAGGTGGTGTAACACCAGTTGGTATTCCCATTATTCTGTCTGAATAACCATAACTTTGAACTCTATTAGATGTGTTATCTGTTGAAGAATAAGGATTATTACCATATTGAGTTTGTGAATCTGTTCTACCACCAGAAGCAAAACCATCATTAGCATCAGCTCCATTATTATTATTTTGACCAAAACCATCATTAGCATCAGCTCCACCACCAGAATAACCACTACCACCTCCAGCACCACTTGTAGATGATGTTCTGCCAGAATTATTTTGTGATGAATCATAACCACCAGTTCCACCATAATTATCTTGAGGTGGATATGCAAAGATACCAGATTCAGTTGGTGTTTTTACACCACCAGCTTCTACTAACATATCTCTTTCACTTGGAGTAATGTAAGCAAGAAAATGATTTTCTGGTGCTTCCTCATTTAAGAGTCCAGCAAATTTTTTTAAATTATTCATTAAAATATAATTCCAAGAACACTAAGTATTAATAATAACATGATGTACTTTGAAGTTTTTCTATCTATATCAACTTCAATATCAAAAATTATTTTTTTTAATTTATCCATTATAGTAACCCTCCTAAAAATCCTAAACCACCACCGATAGCTGCACCAAATCCACCAAATTTTGATCCAATTAATGCACCACCCATAGCAGTTGTTATAGGATTAGCTGATGTTTGTGTTGAGCCTGTTTGTACTGGAAAACCACTAGCAATTGGATTAACTAAACTACTGTATTGTTGTAGTGAAGCAAAGGGTGCTAAATTTCTTTGTCTTTCAATATTTTCTAGTTGAGATCCAGTTTGTACTAAACTAGGTGTAGCACTAGCAATACCTAGTTGTCTTTGTCGTTCTCTTTCGTAAGCATCAAATGCCATTGGCATAGCTGCATCTGCAACACCTTGTATTATTTGTTGTTGATTCATTGCTGATCCTGGTGTTCTCCCAGCACCACTAAATTCTGTGTTAATTGCAT